CTGGGAGGTTTGCCAGGGTCCCGGCGTCGATCAACTGGCGAAGAATACTCGTAGCAGCGCGGCCCAACCCACCAATCATGTGGATCAAACCAAAGCCATAGAACCCTAGACCAGGCATAAACTTGTAATGAACGAAGTACTGCATCTTTTTAGAGATGCCCGTACCCTCTTCGAAGTTACGACGAATAGACAGGATGTTTCCCGAACCCTCGTCCAAAGTAACGATGTAAGGAATCGCAATGCCTGTAGGCTCCCCATCAGGAGCCATGTCCTCAAAGCCCTCGATGTCCAAGTCAACGTGCATCTCAAGAATCGTGTACACTTCATCCGAGTAAGTGCGTGACGTGCCTTGAATGTCGTCGATCTTCTCGCGGACCTCGTTCTCTTGGTTGTACTTGCTTAACTCTACGTCACGGTAAAACCCAGCCAACTGCATCTTGCGGATGTCGTTGCCGTCCATGCGCAGAACATGCGTAACACGCGAAGCGGTAGCCAAATCAGACGCAGCATACGGCACAACCAAATCTTGAGCCGGAACAAACTTAGAAACCGCCCGTTGTTTAGCTTCGTCGTAGTAAACCTTCTTAAACGTAGAGCCCGAAAGCGGTAAATAGAACAGAAGTTGATCCATGTCCGGATCAAACTCCTCCATAACTTCCATGATCTGGTAGTTCATAAAGTCTTTAACACGAGACGCCTGCTCTTCACGAGCCACGTCCTGTAAACCCAAGACCTGAGTCTTGACTGGGCCACCCGCTGGCAGCAACTCTTTGTACGCCTGTGCTTGGAACTGAGTCACACTCTCCGCGATCAACGGGTGAGTTACCCCCGATGCCCCTTGGAACGGCTGTGTACGCTCGTCGTACTTAACGCCAAGCTGGTCCAAACCCTGTGTGTACGTCTCTTCCCACTCTGAGCGGGACTCCATGTCGTCTTCATACGATGCGCGGAGGTCGGAAGATATCTCTCCGAGATACCCGTCGTCTAAATATTCGGCTAAGTTTGCGTTGTGGGGGATCTGCTCCTCCTCCATCACTTCGCCCTGCATCGCCTCGACTAAGGCTTGGATAACCGCTCCGCCTTGTCCGTCCTCGGTAACCTCCGCTCCGCCTGCGAAATCTTCAACCTGCGGAACCGAAACATCAACCGAGGCCTCTGTAGGGACCATGTCGTCGGAGGATATTCCAGAATCTAAAAGTGGTGGCAAAGCCATTAGTAATACTCCCGCTTGCGGCGATACTCGTTTTCGTCCTCGCCCTCACCATGAAGCGAGATAAACCCACCTTGGCGAAAACGCATCAATGCTAAAGTCATGCTATCACAAAAGTCATCGTGGTCGCCATTGGGAAATGATACAACTTCTTCGATAACCTCGTCCGCAAACTTCTTATCACTTGGGGCCCACACTACACCAGCCTCGAACAATGGCGCAACCATGTGCATTCTAGTTACTTTATCACGTCCTTTGCCCGGTGAGAAGCCCAGCGCAGGAATCCCGCGGAGCCGCAACTCGTCAATAAGCGGTGTACCCGTCGCTTTTGCTTCGACCAGCACCATATCTGGCTCCCAGTATTCGTGCTCCTCAAACGCTTTTTCCTTCAACTCAGGAAAATTCCACCGACCACGCTGCGCATCCATCAAAATGATGTTGTCAGGCCCACCTTCCTCGGGCGTAAAGACGCCCCAAGTGGTAATCGCAGAGTAATCCGCAGACTCTTTCTTCGAAAAAGCTGTGTCATACGACTGAAGAATGTACTTGACAGGGGGAATCTCTTCTTTCTCCCAGTTCTGCCACCAGTCGCGTTTGATAATCGCAGATTCCGACGCCGTCGGCTGCTGCTGCCACTGCGCATTCCACTTTCCAACAGGCAAAGACGCCTTAATCGAAAGCAAAGCGTCCTTATCCCAGAACTCAGGCCACAACGGCTTGTCAGACGGCAGAATTGCAGGAAATTCCACAACCTCCCACTGGTCAGACATCACATCACTGCCCTGCTGGGCCAATAATCTGCCTGTCAAGTCCTTTTTACCCCATCGAGTCATGACCAAAATGATGGTTCCGCCCGGTTGGAGACGCTGACGAGGGCCAGAAGTGTACCACTCGTAAGCATTATCGAAAGCAGACTCGCTTAACGCATCTTGTTCCGAATGAGGGTCGTCAATGATAAGTAAATCTGCACCGCGCCCAGTAATAGCTGCGCCCACACCCGCAGCAAAGTACTCTGCACCCGCTGTAGTGCCCCACTTACCCGCGCCTTTATTGTCTTCCTTGAGATTCGTGTCTGGAAAAATCTCTTTATACGCTGGATCATCGATCAAATCCCTTACTTTGCGGCCAAAACGCACCGCCAACTCAGTGTTGTGCGTGGCCTGGATGATTTTTAACTTCGGATTACGGCCCAAAAACCACGCTGGCATCAAAAAACTTGCAAACTCCGACTTCGAATGTCGAGGCGGCATGTTAATTATCAACCGCTTGAGTTCTCCTCGCGCAACACGTTCAAGTTTTTCAGCAATTATCCGGTGATGACGGCCCTCGATGAAGTTTTCGTAGACGTGATGCGCAAACGGCATGAACTTTTCGCTCGCCTCTTCCCGCAAATCAAGCCTTTTCTTGGCCTCGGTTAAGGCCAAGATCTCTTTTAGAGCTTCTTCTGGTAGCGCCTGTAGATTCATTAGGTTCTAACCGTAGGTCTAACACGTTCTGTACGAGATGTTGTACGAGTCTTGCGCTTCTGACCGGGGCCCTTGGTTCCGCTAGAGAGACTAGCCACACGACCCGTGTACCCTCGACCTTGGTCCCTGACAAACCTGCCGCCACGTTGGATAGATGATCTCGCCGTGATGATCTTTTGACACATCGGACCATCCTCGGTCTCAACCTGAACATAGCCTTCCGGACACTCAATCACGGTATCTCCATTCTCATCCGTAGTTGTAATCGTTGGCACGAAGATGTCTGGGACATCTGGGTCCGCAGTTACTGGGTCCGCGGTTACCGCGGGTTCATCGACATCGACCTCGACGGGATCGTCTTCGACATCGGTGTAGGTGACAAGGTCTACGGTTGGATCGACTGCTACGTTCGTCGTGGTAGTGGTTTCCGGAACAACGGTGAGATCCGTCGTAGTCTCAGGGACAACAGCAACGTCAGTCGTCTTGTCATCCATAACAGCAACGTCAGTTGTCTTGTCGTCCATAACCGTAACATCCGTTGTCTTGTCATCCATAACAGCAACGTCAGTCGTAGTTTCTGGGACAACCACGAGGTCTGTACCCGTTGCAACAGCGTTAGGATCTACCGCAACTGTTGCAGTTCCGTCCGAATTGACCGTGACAACATCTTGATCAGCTTGTGCCGCCGCATCAAACAAGTCATCTGCAATCTCAACTTCTACGCCGTCGTCTTCTTCAACAACTGCAGCCGCCTGATCTGCAGCTGTGTTATCTACCTCAACAACTGCAGCAACGTCTTCTTCAACGGCTGGAGCCGCGTTGTCAGCGTTTATCTTGTTGTCAACAACCGTGTAGTCCCGATCTATCTCTTCTTGAACAAGTCGATCAATTATTGGATCAGTTTTCTCTGCAGCCAACTTGTTTATTTCAATAAGATCTTTATCTCTATTCGCGTCAAACACTTCAAAATAAGCGTCTTCAAACTCTTGAGACTGAGTTGCAGAGATTTTTGCTTCCTTAACCACTTCGTCATAAGTCTGTGGTGCGCCTGTCCCACGGAAACTGTACATCTTGTCCGCGGCAGCGTTGTCGGTGTCCATCTTGTTGGTAATGGCTTCCTCTGCTTTAACGGTTGTTACATCCTCGTTAGGAACGACTTTGCCTGCGTTCATCTCAATATCACCGGAAGTCGTTGCTCCCTCGTAGTTTGACTTCCAGTTTCCAACAGCTTCTTTATACGCCGCTGCTTTCTGCTCGTCTGTAGCACTAGAAGGAAGCGTGACAGCCGCAGAAACATAGTTGTCTCTACTACCCGCAGCACCTTCGGAAGAAAGCCTTGACCCAACCTGTATGGTTGTTGTGCCGTCAGGATTGTCAATAACCCGTCGAACAGGCTCTCCGTATGGCGCATTATCTATGCTACCAATCGGCTCGTTTTTCATATCAGTAAACGG